CCCCCGCCGCAAGGCCAATGCCGTGGCTGGCCGGGATGTTATCACCCTGGACCTGGACAATATCCCGGAGGGGGGCACAGAAGACGTCCTGCGCCGGGTGGAAGCCCTGGGCTGCGGCTACTGCGTCTACTCTACCAGAAAGCACTGCCCGGCGGCACCCCGGCTCCGGGTGCTGGTCCCCTTGAACCGCACCTGCACCGCCGATGAGTACGAGCCCATCGCCCGGAAGCTGGCGGAGATGATCGGGATCGAGCTGGCTGACGCCACCACCTTCGAGGCGTCGCGGCTGGCCCAGCTGCAGCGCGGACGGGGAGTACATCTGGAGGCCGGCGGATAAAGCCCTGCTTTCTGCGGACGGTATGCTGGGCCTCTATACCGACTGGAGAGACTGTGTCTCCTGGCCAGTCGTTCCCGGGGCTGCGAGCCCCGTCAAGCGGACTTCCAAGCCGACGGACCCCCAGACTAAGGCGGGCATTGTAGGAGCGTTCTGCCGCACCTACGACATCGAGGCGGCAATGGCCGCATTCCTGCCCGGCGTCTATGAGCCGGTGGACACCGCACCAGACAGGTATACCTTCACCGGCGGCACTACCACCGGCGGCGCAGTGCTCTACGACAACGGCAAATTCCTCTACTCCCACCATGCTACCGACCCCTGCAGCGGGAAGCTGGTCAATTCCTTCGACCTAGTGCGCCTGCATCTCTTTGGAGACCTGGATGATTCTGCCGCTCCGGGGACACCTGTCAACCGGCTTCCCAGCTTCAGTGCCATGTGCACAAAGGCCGCAGAGGACCCCCAGGTATCCGGCATGCTCCTCCAGGAGCGCTTCGCGGAGGCGACCAAGGGCTTTACGGCCATTGGTGTCACAGCGAACGATGCAGCTACTGCACCTGGTACAGCCGTTGACAGCAGCTGGTTGACCCAGCTGAAGGTCAGCTCCAAAACAGGTCTCCCGCAGACCACAATGGATAACATCTGGATCATTTTAGAGAATGACCCGCAGCTCAAGGGCCGGTTTGCCCTGAACCGCTTTGCCGGTCGGGGAGAGGTCCTGGCGCCGCTCCCTTGGAGCAATCGCACAGAGCGCCGACTGTGGGACGACAACGACAACCAGGGCCTCTATTGGTATTTGGAGAAGTTCTACCAGATCACCGGGACCGCAAAGATCGACGGGGCGCTCTCCCTGCACAGCACGATACACGCTTTCAACGAAGTCACTACCTATCTGGAACAGCTGCAGTGGGACGGTGTTCCCAGGCTGGAATCGCTGTTCATCGACTACCTGGGAGCGGAGGATACTCCCTATACCCGGGCGGTGACCCGCAAGGCATTCACGGCAGCCGTGGCCCGGGCCATGGTTCCGGGCACAAAATTCGACGTCATGACGATCCTTTCGGGGCCCCAGGGCATCGGCAAGAGCACCCTGCTGGACAAGATGAGCCGGGGGTTCTTCAACGATAGTATCCGTACTTTTGAGGGGAAAGAGGCCAGCGAGCTCCTGCAGGGGGTCTGGCTGGTGGAGATCTCTGAGCTGGATGCGTTTCGACGCACAGACGTTTCCCGGATCAAGCAGTTCCTGAGCCAGCGGGCGGACCGCTTCCGAGCCGCGTACGGTCGGCACGTCAAAGAAATGCCCCGGTGCTGCGTGTTCTTCGGAACGACGAATACCAATGATTACTTACAGGATAAGACTGGGAATCGGCGGTTCTGGCCGGTAGATGTGGGCCTGCGGGCGGCCGCCAAGAGCGTGTGGAACGATCTGCCCCGGGAGCTGGATCAGCTGTGGGCCGAAGCTGTATTTTACTGGCGCCTGGGGGAGCCTCTGTATCTGACGGGGGACTTGGCTGAGGCTGCAAAGGCGAAGC